TGAGCCTGGCGACGAGGGCGTTTGCCGCGAACTGGGCGCCGCAAGAGATCGTCAATCTGCTCATCGCCCATCGGCGGAAGCACAAAGAGGATCTGAAGCTCCGCAAGGACTATTACGAACGGACGCTGACGAAGGCGATCAGCGGGAAGGATCAAGAAGCCCGGAAGCAACTGGTTGACGATCTGAAGGCAGGGAAGCCGCTCCCGGATCAGACCGAGAAGGATCCAGCGGAGCTGCTGGGCATTCTGAGTGGGATTCTCGAAGCCAAGATTACGAAGCTCCTGAAGTACCACGGCGAAGTGGGCATCTATGACATGGAATTGAACGGGCAGACCGTGCGGATCGGCGGGATTGAGATGCTGACCACGCAACGGCTGTTCCGCAACAAAGTGGCCGATGCGGCGGGGATTTGGTTCCCCAGTCAGAAGCCGGCGCTGTGGGACAACACGGTGCGGCTGCTCTTGCAAGTGGTGGAGCATGTGGACGTCGGGCAAGAGGCGACGGCCAAGGGGGCGCTGGCAGGGATCCTGGAAGGCTACCTGCAAACCGTGGCGCCGGAAGATCGGGCGGACGAGGCGCTGATTCAGCATCAGCCGGCGCTGAAGGACGGGAAGCCCTGCTTTACGCTGACCGGGCTGCGCCTGCATCTCGTCGGGCAGTATCAGGAGAAAGTGACCACGCAAGCCCTGAGTGTGCAGCTGCGCGGGATGGGCTACCAGGGGCACAAGATTAACCTGCTGGATCGGAAGCGCAAGGCGCGGACGAGCCGGTTTGTGTGGGGGATGGCGTAACGGGTGCCCGTCCCCTAGACGGGCAGTGCGCTGCGTAGGGGTACACAGCCGGGCGGGGTAGAGGTGCCCCGCCCACACTGAAAGGCTGCGATGACGTCCACTGAATACCGCATTGTGGGCCCTCCCGGGACAGGGAAAACCACGACCGCAAGCCGGCTGATTACGGAAGCCTGTCAAGAGTACGGGAGCGAGAACGTCCTCGCGGCGAGCTTCACGCGAACGGCGGCGCGTGAATTGGTCCGGCGCGATTTACCGATGAACGAGGAGCAAATCGGGACGCTCCACGCGCTCTGCTACCGGATGATGGACCGGCCGACCATCATCAGCAAAACGCACCTGAAGGACTGGAACGCGGAACATCCGAGCTGGGCCTTTGAAGGCGGAGCGGTGTCGGATCTCGACGATCCCTATGCGGATCCCGAGGCCGGCGGGGCGCAAGAGGGCGACCGGATCGTGCAGGACTATCATCGGCTGCGGGGCTTGATGCTGCCACAAGAGGAATGGCCGATGCGGGTGCAGTGGTTCGCCGAGGCCTGGCAGGACTTCAAAGAACAGACCAGGACGATCGACTTTACCGATCTGATTGAGACGTGCCTGAAGGAGAAGACGGCCATTCCGAACGGCGCGGCGGTGTTCTTTCTCGATGAAGTGCAGGACTTCAGCCCGCTCGAATTGGCCCTGGCGCGACACTGGGGGAGCCAGGCCGAGAAGGTGTATCTGTTGGGCGACGAAGACCAGACCTTGTACACGTTTAAGGGGGCGGTGCCGGATACGTTCTTGACGCCGGAGCTGCCGGCCGATCAGGTGACGGTGCTCTCGCAATCGTACCGGATTCCCCGGTCGGTGCATACGGCGGCGGTGCGGTGGGTCGAAGGGATGAGCCGGCGGATGCCGAAAGAGTATCAACCACGAGACGCGGATGGGCTCGTCGAACAGCTGCCGATTACCTACAAGTACCTGGCGCCGCTCAAGGATCAGTTGGATGAATGGATGGACGCGGGCAAGAGCGTGGCGTTCCTGGCGAGCTGTAGCTTCTTTGTGGATCCCGTCAAGCATCAACTCAGAGAGTGGGGCATTGCGTTCCACAATCCGTACCGGAAGCAACGAGGCGACTGGAACCCGTTGACGGGGCGGGCGGGGACGGTGAGCGCGGCGGATCGGCTGTTGGCGTTCCGGCAAGTGGCCGACGTCGGGCGGTGGTGGACCTATCGAGAGTTGTGGACGTGGGCGGCGGCCTTGGAGGCCGACACGGTGTTTGCGCGGGGGGCGAAAACGGCGATGCGGCGGAAGGCCGAGGACGAAGCGACGGCGGCGCTGGCGGTGGAAACAGCGGACCTCGAAGCGTGGATGCCGAGCGAGGAGACGGCGAACGCGGCGACGGCGGGCGATGCCGAGTGGCTGCTCGGGCATGTGCTCAAGACCTACGAGAAGCCGATGGGGTACGCCGGGCGTGTGTTGCAGGCGCGGGGCCCGGCGGCGCTGCGATCACGGCCACTGGTGTCGATCGGGACGATCCACAGCTACAAGGGGGGCGAAGCCGATGTGGTGGTGCTGTTTCCGGATCTCTCGCCGGCGGGCTATCGGGAATGGACCACGCCGGGGGACGCGCAAGACAGTGTGCGGCGAATGATCTACGTGGGGATGACCAGAGCGAGAGAGGCCCTGTATTGGGCGCAACCGTGCGGGATGAGCATAGGGGGGTATCTATGAATCTCTTTGACGGGGATCGGGAACGGCATGTGCCGGGACGGACACCGAAGATCGTGGGCGGACGGAAGCCGGCGGCGGGCATCATGCGAGCCTCGCCGGGCTTTCGGCTGCGGGTGACGCAATCGGTGCGGAATGGCAATTACGCGAAGATGGGGTTGAGGAAATTGTTTGGAGACAGTAAATGAGTCGATGGGCACAGGCGAAACAACTCATTGAGTTCGATTGGAGGGCAGCATGGCAGGACGTGGCACGCGGCACGATGGGCGAGCAGCCGGCACAGGTGTATCAGCTCGTCGAGGCAATGGACCAGGCGTATCACCGAAAGGACAAGGCGGGGTTTCTCGCGCTCAAAGCTCAGCTCGTGAAGCAGCCCTCGTGGATCGGATCGAGCGATTCCTCAAGCAGCAACCCGCCTGCTGGGTGCGGAAAACCCACGGCAGTTCCTACACAGCTGGATTGCCTGATTTGATCGGGTGTCTGCGGGGGCGGTTCTTTGCGATCGAAGTGAAGCGGCCCGGGGAGCAGCCGACGGCTCTCCAGGTCCAGGTGTTGCAGGCCATGCGAAACGCCTATGGCTACGCGATGTGGGCGGATCGGTTCGAGGATGTCGTGCAATTTGTGCGGGAAGTCGCTTGACATTTGTGTATCGTAGAGTATCATGCCGGTATCATTGGAGGGACGGCCATGAGCGACGGGGGGATGACCGCGTGCGACTGGGGGTTGCTTGTCGTGGGATTGATGCAGGTCGCCAATTGTCTGTGGACGATGGTGTTGACGGGAGCCATTATGCGATTGGAAAACAAATTAAAGGTGGCATCATGAGCGACGGGACGGTGCGGCGATATCAACGATCATCTCTAGATGTCACTGACGCAGACTGTGATTCGGAATGGGTAAAAGCCTCCGACTACGACGCGCTCCGCACGCAGGCGCGGGAGCTGGCGGAAGAGTTGAGGAAATTGGCAAATGAGGCATCGGGATTTGAAGCGATGTCGTCAGACGCACACCACGGGTATACCAATAAACTTATTTTACGTGCAAGAGTTGAAGAGGCGCGGGCTGTATTAGCCAAGGCCCAGGCGGTGCTGAAGGAGGGGGCGTGAAGAAAACCTATCTCTGGCATAACGAAGATGATGCCAAACAGGCAGTGAAACTCATTCGTGCTGAACGGAAACGGGTGCGGAGGATGGTGGAGGCGGTGCTTAAAGAGGCAAAAGAAGCCCACTTTGGAGAGGTATTGCTTGGGCATGAGTTGGCCTGCGACGACATCCTCGCCAGGCTGAAGGAGGGGAGATGATGGAGCGCGAAGAAATCAAAAACGCTGTGATCGAGAGCGCCGTGATTGATATTGCCGACAGAGGATTTCTCACGGTATGGGTGCATCTCGATTACGGGGGGAGCGGTCAAGGGTTTGGAGGGTATGCGCTTTATCTGCCGAAATCGTGGACACATCACAGACTACGGGAGGGGGCCGCTGGTCATTTTCTCTACCGCGTGATGGAGATAGCGGGAGTCGGGAAATGGGACCAACTGAAGGGGAAGACGGTTCGCGTGAAGATCGTAAATGGTCTGGTTTCTGCGATTGGCCATATCGTGAAAAATGATTGGTTTGACCCAGGTAAGGATTTTAAGGAGACATCAGCATGATCCCCCGCCGCCAGTTTATGAAGGTGAGTATTGGAACGGTGGCTGCAATTGAACGGCTTGAACATCTTTTAGCCTTAACCCTCTTGCGACAGGTGCGGGGATGATGAAATTAACGAAACAACAGCAGGACGCTAGATTGAGGCCGCATCGGGTTAATGGCCGATGGTTTTATCTAGGTGATGGTCGTGGCATTGAAGCGTGTTCATTTCATGCCCATCAAACGGCGATTTACAGCATACCCGTACAAGTGCTGCTTCGTGCCTTGGATAAATGCGGCTACCTTGACCAGTGGGATCGCAAGCAACAGACACTCAAGAAGGTGCAGCCATGACCGACCACGCGACACGGGCGAGAGAGCTATACGCCACTATTCGAGGGCGATTGATTTATCCATCGAACGCAGAGGATGAAAAGGCCGCTGCTATTGAACTCATCGCCGCCGCCTTGGACCAGGCCGCGCAGGAGGCGGTGAAAGACATGGAGCAGCGCAAGGATGCCGCTTACCTGGAACGCAATCAGGTGGTGGCGGCATTGGCGAAATGTTTCCCGTCAGGTAAGGCCAGAACGGCAATAGAGGGATGGTCAGAGGATTGGCATAACTGTGTCTATATCGACCTGCCGACCGGTCAAGTGTCCTGGCATTATCACGATTCGCAAGCCTATCTCTTCGTTGGGGTGCCGCATTATCTCAGCGCATGGGATGGACATAGCACAGAAGAAAAGTACAGACGGCTCGCCCAGCTTCAGGCCGCGCAGCCGGTGTGGAGCAAGGATCGGCCAAAGGTGGCGGGGTGGTACTGGTGGAGACATGGTGGATGCGACAGAGTGAGGTATGTCCATTCTGTTAAAGATAATCTCCTGCGCGTTGAAGCGCCGGATGGTTGGTTTGATGATATTGATACCGTTGACGGCGAATGGGCTGGCCCCTTGCCGCTGCCGAGGGAGGCGTAGGATGGAGACGAAAAATCTCGATAAGCTGATGGCGCAGGCGACGCCTGGACCATGGAATGATTTTGTGCTCGACGCACCGAAGAATTCTATCGGGCAGTATGTGCAGCAATGCGTTGACGCTTCTGGTGGTGATGAGTTTATGTTTGTGAGTGCGCCACATCCAGACGGCGGGGATGCTGATATTGCTCACGTTGGGAACGGTCCAAAGGGAAAAGCGAACGCCAAGTTGGTTGCCCTCTTCGGCACCCACGGCCCCGCGCTGGTGGCGGTGCTGAAGCAATGCGTCGAGGCGCAGAATCGTATTGATGGAGCCGTTGCGCAATCAATGGCTCGGCAAATCCTCGTTAAGATTGACCAGGAGGCGACGAGATGATAGACGCTGAAAAATTCCGCAATATGCCTACGGGTAGCAAAGATGGCGGCCCCTATTATTTTGCCAGGCCGTTGCCTGACCCGTGGATTTGCCGCCTGCGTGATGCGTGGGAAGTATTAGTGGGGCAAGCTGTAGCAGTCAAATTCAGGCTCTAAACAGGAGGCGACATGCCAGAAGTGATGTGGGTATGGGATTACGAACGACGAGATTTAGGATCATGGCCTACTGACTACAAAGGGCATAATAAGCCCACTCCCATCCTCACGCTCGACCAGATTGAGGCGTGGTTGAGGAAAGCACGACTCAAGGCCGATCTTGAAGCTGAAAACAATGGGTACGAATCAGCTATTGACGACCTGCTCGACCAGGTGCAGGCGTGGCGCAAGGGTGGACAATGAATCTTAAACCAGGTTGGTTAAAACGGCAAATTACCGCAGCGAAGCAGGACTTCAAACGGTGGCCTGCATGGATGAAGCGTGAGGCTGTGAAGAAATAACCGTGGGGGAGCCTGAAGGCCGCTCAGGTGAAAGAGTCAGCGCGTTGCGTCGTATGGCGTGTCGGCTACCCTCCCCCACACACAGAACGGGTCGAGGGTGTCTGCCGGATATAACGAAGAAGGCGGGGACACGCCACGGAACTATGCCCCCTGCCGCCGTGGCGGGGCTTTAACGCATCCCTCGACCCCACAAGGAGACACGCGATGAGTGATGAACGATGGATCAAGGAGTCAGAAATCTTATCAGGCGATCCAGAGGCCATGCCGAAACGAATCAAAGAGCTTGAGACGCAGCTCGCCACCCTGACCGCCGAGCATAACCGGCTGCGGGAGGCGTTGCAGAGCGTCGAAGCCTTCCTGCTTCACAATAAGGGGGTGTGTTGGAATGGACCTCAAGAACGAGCGTTAGGAGTTATTCGTTACACCTTGCGCGGGGAGGGGGGATGATGGACATGGCCTTAGCATTTATCGCGGGTGGGCTCTGGTTTATCGGTGGCGCTCTTTGGCGTATTGCAGGGTGCCTTATGGATTGGAGGAGAAATTCATGACCGACGACACGCTGCGGGAGGAGTCGAAAGTTGCTGAAGTTACCGATAAACCAATAACGGATATACATTGGGCTGAAGGCGTGGGTCAAATCATTATCATTCTCTGCGCGATGTGGATACATCCAGGGCTAGTTTTCGGCCTCATTGGCCTAATAATGATGTGTATAGGCCGTGACATACGGAAAGAGCGCAGGGCCAAGGCCCAGGCCACGGCGCGGGAGGCCGTGCCGGTGTCCGATCGGCCGGCCGGCGGTTCGTCGGCTGTCTAGCTTGGCCCGAAATTTTACAGGCGCTATACGAGAGTTTGGCGAGCGGGGGAGGTGGGATGCCGGCCCGCTCCGGGTGAGGGAGCGAACCGGCGATTTAAGGGGGATTTAGTGCGCGGCGCGGATCGTCAGCAAGGCCACACTGACGCCGGTGCCCTGCTCGGCAAAGCTGCCGGCGGGCAAGGGTTCCCACGTGTCGGCAATCGGCTGAAGTTGCGCCTGTTGGCGCGGGCCATTGGCGCACAGGGCCACGATCTTTCCGCCGGGCTTGAGGAAGTGCCGGGCGTGTAAGATATGCTGAATGTCGGCGCCGTTGGAGAAGGGCGGATTCATCACAATCCGGTCAAAGTGCTCCAAGTTGCCGTTACAGGCGAGAAAATCCATACAGAAGACGTTGACATCGGGAAAGCGTCGAATCAGTCCTTCAGCTAAGGTCCGGTTGTATTCGACGGCGACAATCTGCGCCGCGTGGTCCGGCTGCTGGTCGTTGTCGTCCTGCATCTCTGCCAAGAGGTTTCCGGTGCCCGCGCTCGGCTCTAGGACGCGGTGGTGCGGCTCGATCTCGGCCAGCTCGATCATGCGCGCGGCAATGCCCGGCGGGGTGGGGAAGAGTTGCGGGGCACTCACGGTCCGCACGCCGGCCTTGAGGCTCTGCTTCATGGCCTGCATATCGGCGGCGAGCGGATCGGGCGCCGGGGTGGATGCCGGCGGGGTCGGGGCCTCCTCCTCTTCTGGTGGGTTGGTCTTGTCGAACTCCTCCCGGCTCTGCATCCAGTAAAAGCCGCACTTGTCCGCGCTCTCCTGCAATCGTCCGGCGGCGCGGATCTCTTGAACCTGTGCGGCGCTGAGGATCTTTCCCAGTTTGTCAAAGGGGATGGTCCGCGTAAAATTGGCGCCGCCGTTCCCCCAGTTGTCGAGCACGGTCACGGATATTTTGTTGACCTTCTGAATATAACTCCATCCGGCGCCGCGTCCTCCTGGTGAGGCCCAGCATTGACAGGCTCCGCCCTTCTCCGGGCTGAGTTTGTCCGTCGCTAGTCCGCCCGATTCGGCGAGCATGGCGCGTTCGTAGTCGAGCCGGTGCGCGTAGTGCGCAAGCCAGCGGTCACAGTTGGCAATACTGCGCGGGTAGATCCGCTTCGCGTGGTCAATGATCTCGGCCAGGGTACGCGGGGCGTAGAGTGTCGGGTGTCCGTTCTGTAATGCGTCGTAAGCGGTGGGGTTGCCTGAGAAGTCGGGCCGGTCGCCTTCTTTGCGTGGCAAGGTCAACCAATGCGCGGCGGCAATCGCAAGCGCCTGCTCCTGCGTCAATCCCTCCCGGCTCCATAAGGCAAGCACGGCCTCGGCGTTCGCTTTCGTCTTCTGCGTCTTCCGCTGGTCCGCTTCAAGACCTTTGATCCGCCGGGCGCGCACGGCGGGCAGCTCTTTATATTTCGCATGGCGTAGGGCGCCGGCAGCGCGGTCCTTCCAATACTGCGCCGTCTCCCACATCTGCACGGCGCGGCGCATGCCGTTCTCGATGCGCTTGGCGTCCCGGCGGGCGTGGCGCTCCGAGTGATGGCCGATCAAGATTGGCTGGCCTAGCGGGATGTTGTCGGCAATGGCGCTCACGGCCTTATGGGCGCGTTCGGCGTCCCTGGTGCGGTTGTCGTGGTAGCCGTCGAACCGTTCGGCGCGTTCCTCCTGGCGCTCGGCTAATGTCTTGTCCTCGTCTTCGATCTCGCCGCACAGGTCTATCAACAGGTCCTCCCGGTCGGGCGTCCACATGGGGGCGACAAAGAGGCCTTGCTTCGGGGCCCATTTGAAGCCGGCGGCCTTCACGCGGGCATAGGTCGCGGCATCCAGCCGGCTTGAGGGGTACAGGCGAAGCTTGTTGTCGTCGGGGGAATAGGTGGCATAGTCGCTCATGGTCGGCTCTCCTCTAGGCAAAGGTTAAGGCTAATTGGTCGGCGTTCTCGTCGTGCTGGGGTCGGCTCGTCGTCCAGCGTCCCGGCGGCATCGGGCGCGGCGCGCCGGTCGTCGGATCGGGTTGCCACGCGCCGGCGTGGTTCCGTCCGCCACATTGGCAGCTACAGGGCGAGCCGGGTTGCGCGTTGACACAGCGATAGTCGCAACGTCGGTGGCGGCTCATGGGTTCACCTCTTCGACTGGGCCGATGAGTGCTCCCACAAATTCAAGCACCTCGTAAACTTCATTGCCATTCTTCCGCGCTTCCTTGAGGGCTTTGCGTAGAGCCTCCTCCTTGGTGCGGCCTGTTTTTGTGATGCCGTACAAGTGCGGCCTCGTGCAGCATTCCCCGATGAACGAAAACACAAAGTTGTAAGGTCTTAGCGTGTTCATGGTTCCATCCCCCCCTCTATTGCTTTTTCTATCGTGTCCAGTCGAAGCGCAACGTCTGTGAGAAGGTTTAACGCGGGCATAATGTCCCACTGCTTCAACAGTTCCTCGGCTTGCTCAATGCGCGTTCTCGCTTTTTGTAGTCGCTCAATCGCTTCGCACTGTTTCATGGTCGCTCCTCCTGGTCGGCGCGGATCGGCTCGGCGTCCGCGCGCGTGTCAAAGGGTTCGGGGTCAAGGCACTCGTCGAGGCAACCGACGCCGGTATCGGTCCAGTCGGCGGGGGGCGGTGCCGGCTGCACACTGGCGAAGATGGCTAGGGTTGCCAGGGTCAAGAGAAACGCTATCAGGGATTCGGTCGGGGTCATGGCTGCTCCTTTCCACGGGCCAGGGCCAGGGCGCTATCAACGGCTGAATATAATGGGTCCGTCCTGTTCAGCCCGTTCCGATAGGCGGCGTCTATTGTGCGGGTGTATTCATGGAGCTTCTCTAGCGCCTTCACCAACTCCTCATGGGCATTGCAGGCGCGGACGATGAAGGCGGCGTTGGCTCTGAACAGTGCCTCTTCCGCCTCCCGCTCTTGAGGCTTCACCGATTCAGGATCGCGGATTTCTGCAACAAGTTGGTTGTTTGCTCCATAAATGCCGATGCAATCCATTGTCTTGAGATCGTCGGCCACTTCCCACGGTCCCGGCGTATGTGTCTGTGTGCTCATGGTCTCCGCTTTCTGCGCCGTATGAGGCCCGGCGCGGGGCGCTTGGTGGTGGTGTGTGTCGTTAGCCGATCAAGGCTGACGGTCTGCGGGTCTGTCCAATGCCTCGATTCATGCTCAAGCCTCGGCCGGCTTGTTGTCCGGCGGCGTAGCCGTCGGCGCTCCCGATGCGGCTGCGGGTGGTGCGATGCGAGAGTCCGCCGGGGTAGAAGTGGGCGAGGGCCTTGTTCAGTTCTTCGCCGGCGGTGCGGATCGCCACGGCGTTTTTACTGGCGCGGCCTGAGTCGAAGGCGCCGCTGTACGTCGTCGCCTGCTGCGTGTCCTCCCGCTGCTGTGCGGCTAACCGTTGGTGAATGATACTCACGGCGCCTCGGCAGAAGGACACCATGAACGCCTGCCGGTTGCTCAAGACAGTCCGCGCGGCGTCGATGGCCAGGCGTTCAATCTCGCGCACGAGGATTTCGTTGAGATAGAGCACGGTTTCCACATTGCTGCGCTTGCCGACGAGGTTCATTTTGGTGGTGTTCGGCAAGGTCACGGCGCTGCACCAGTTATGTTTGGCGATGGTGTAGAGCAAGCCCCGGCGCCAGGTGACTGTACTGCGATTGGCGCCGGTCAACGTGTGCTCAATCTTGCCGTAGGGGTCGGGCGCGTGCTCCTTCGTCTCTACGTCGGCTTGACTCAGGTTGTACTCAAAGAGGAGGGTTTGCGCTTTGGCTGCTGCGCTCGCGGCCTCCTCCGGTGAGGCGCCGCGCTCCGTGGTGAGGGCTTGTAGTTTCTTGATTTTCGAGAGAATGGCGTTCGTGTCGGTCATGGTCGGGGCTCCTTGTGTGTTTGGTCGGTTAGTCAATAATCGTGATGCGTTCCGGGTATAGCGTGATCGGGTAGCCGATACAGGGGTCATGGAGCCAGCGGCCTAAACACTCCTGACACTCTTCGATCTTTTGGATTCCATCAGGTGAATAGAATCCGGTCTTGTGGTTCAAGGTCTGGTGTCGCTGATAGGGCGTCATGGTGTCCATCGTTCCTCCTCACATACTCTGAAAGGTTGACAGGTCCCGGTCGATGCTGCTGCGGTAGTCGGTCGGCGCGGGCCCGGCCTGCTCGCGGCTCACATAGTCGCCGTCGAGCCGTTGCTGTCCGTAGACGGTGCGCGGATCAATGCGCCGGTTCCGCCGGGTGAAGTGTCCACAGGAGTGTTGCCAGGCTTGGCGCTCGTTGTTCCATCTGAAGCCGGTCTGCTTCAGCCAGTCGCGGGTGTCGTCGCTCGGCTTCTCCGGGAACTCGCACCAGACCCACGCACCGACCAATCGGGCGAATGGTGCCACGTCGGGACGCTGGGCGACGGCGTCGGAAACTTCTTCGGTGGTGCTCAATTTGGGGTATTGGGTGGCGGTGGTCATGGTTCAGGCTCCTTTCTCGATCTTTTTGGCTACAATGTCTCTCGCCTCTCGATACACTTCCTCCGGTCCCCAGGTGTCCCCTACTTCCTCACGGATCTTTTCAATCTCGGCCTCGATCATGCGTTCATAGTCCTGCTCGATGCTCTTGCGTGTCCTTGGGCAATACCGATGAATGGAGCCGTTTGGGGAGGATTCCCCGCTCTGTCGTTCTGTGATGGGCCTCCCGCATTTCGCGCACTCGCAGCCGGTGTGGATAGTGGTCATGGTTCAGGCTCCTTTCTTAACGGGTGATGAGGTGAAAGAAGAGGCTCCACAAGGCCAGGCTGAGCCCCAGGGCTGCGATCCACACGGCCACAAGGGAAAGGCCGGTATAGCGGGCTTCGTGGCGGCTGGTGACGTTTCTGACGTTCTGGCGGTAGGTGAGTTGGTACATGGTCGCGGCTCCTGGGTTGAGGTGGTTGGCGGTCTCTGTCGTGTTCGCGCTCATACCTGGATCTGTTTGCAGGTGGCGTGCCAGTACGATACGGGTACGATAGGCCTAGAAAGCGGGCCATTCTAGGCGGTTACGTGATAGTATGATACCGGTATCGTCCCAATATGCTACTGTGGATAAGTGGGGGTTTCGGCCTAATGCTCGTAAGTGCGCGAATTCATTGCAATGACGCTGTGGCGTTGTGCGCCTGTGGATAAGCCAATTTTGAGGCGTCCTGGGACGTATCGAAACAGATACGGTTGAGAGGTGGGGCACATTTGCGCCTCACTGTGGCGTTTTTGTCGTGGTTGAGGTGTGTCGTATTGTCCACAGTGGGGGTTGGTGAGGTGAGTGGGGGTTGGTCGATGAAGAAGAGGAGAGCCGGAGGCATTACTCAGGGGCCACTCATGCTAAGCTGTTGATATGCTTGAGTTATTAGGCGGTAGACGCTGGGGTGAGTAACTGAGTAAGCATTTTTCACGATTCTCGTTTTTCGACCTGGGAGACTTTGAAAGCCTATATATAGGGGATGTAATCAAGCGCCTTCCCTGATTACTTTTTTACTACTCATTACTCATGAAATCACAATCATCACTATCCATGCGGCTTTTACTCGTTTTTAGGCTGAGTAAGATGAAAATTCCTCTTCTTCAACTGTAGGGATTACGCGGGGTTACGCTGAGTAATGGGGAATAAGTCATTACTCATACGCGGACGGATGGATACACAGGATCGCTCTTTAGGTTGGGGGATAGTAACGGTCGGTCTGTCTTGATTACATTCCCCTATATAGAGGCTGTGAAAGTATTTGACAGGTCGAGGGTTGGTGCTGTACCTGTGGGATATGTCCACCGACGCGAAACCGTCCCCCGGCATACCAGCCCGGAAGCCTTACCCTGCTAATCGAAAGCGCACCTATCGGAAGGTTGATCCTGATACGGTCAAGCGGCTCGCGGCTGCCGGCTTGGGTCCCGCCGATATTGCGAAGCATCAAGGCGTGTCGCGTGTGACCGCGTGGCGGTTCCTTGAACAGCATAAGCTTGAACAGAAGAACATTGACACATTCAAGGCACACCGGGCGGATCTCCTCGCCGGCCTGCAATCGGATGCGCTTTCCCTCCAGAAGAGGATTCTCGCCACGTTCGACGATGGCGTATTGAGCGTACTCAAGCCCGGTGAAAAGACAGGGCTTTTGATGGCGCTCAACGCTACACATGGGACGACATTCGACAAGGAACGCCTCGAACGCGGGGAAAGTACCCAAAACATCAGCACAATCAGCAGAATGATCGACAATCGAGTGCAATCAGCCCACAAACCGGGGCAAGAGGCGTCAAAAGTTGCGCTCCTAACTGGGGAGGCCAACTCCAAGGCTGACCCGAAAGCGGAAGCCTGAGTTTTTGGCCGGGGAATTCCTATAAAACAGGCCGGCATGGGGGAAATCGGCGTTGGTTGATGTGATCAGGCCCCCCGCACGACGCGCATCAAACAAAAAGCATCGCACTAGGGGTTTCGTGCTAGGTAAAATTTTACACTTTCCAAAAAGGAGGTTCCGATGCGTCTCTCATTGATTCTGGTGGCTCTTAGTCTCCTCTCCGGCTGTGTGGACGCCTCGCTGAAGCGCGAACGCGGCGCGACGGTGAACGGCTATACGACGTATCACACGGTCCTGCACGTCGATGTCGTCGATGAGCCGGTCTGCACGGGAAGCTGCAAGCCATGAGCAGCAAATTGATCAAGGGGCCGGGGTTCGGGCGCCCGGTGAACGCGGTCCTCCAGCTCCCGTATCCGAGCGAGGAGATCCTGAAGACGCTGACCATCATCCTGAAGGCCGATGGCAATGTGGAAGTGATGGGCGCGGTGGGGAATCTGGAATTCGCGCAGCATTTCCTGGACGCCGGACGTGCGCGCCTGGAGCAGTGGCACGCGCAAGTGGAAGCGCATAAGGCTGAGCAAGCGAAGAAGACCGAGGCGTTTTTGAACGGCAGCGAACCGAACACGCCCGAGGCCCATGCCTAAACCGTTGTCGATCGAGGAACAGCATGCGGAGATCGATCGGTGGCTGTTCGAGCCGCTGTACTGGGCCAAGCGGTTTGGGGGGAAGGACTTTGATCCGTGGTCCGGCCAGGAAGACCTGTGGACGGAGTACGGCAAGCTGTTGAACGCGAAACTGAAGCGGTATCAGGGCGCGACGTTGACGGAGGAGGATGAAAAGTACGTCAACAAGATGGGCATTTCGATCATGGCCGGGCAAGGGTTGGGCAAGGAACGGTCGGTCTCGCTGATCGGGCTGCATTATCTGTTTATGCTGAAGACGTACATGCCGAAGGGGGTGTGTACGGCGCCGGCGGGGCCGACGCTGCATTCGACGTTGTGGCCGGAGTTCGGCAAGGTGATTGCGGGGAGCGAGTTCCTGTCGGCGCTGTTCGAGAAGCAGAGCAACCGGATTTTTTTGAAAGAGGATAAAAAGCGCGGCGAGTTTATGCGGATTGAGCCGCGCACGATTCAACAGAACTCGAATCCCGATGAGCAGAGCGTGGTGCTGGCGGGCATCCATGCGACGGGGGTGATCTACATTGTGACGGAAGCCTCGGGCGTGCAGGACAGCGTGTTTAAGCCGATCGAGGGCGGGCTCACGGATCCGTTGTCGATGGTGATTATGATTTTCAACCCGACCAAGCGCGGGGGATTTGCGTACGACAGTCACGAGAAGAACCGGCGGGACTGGGTGTGTTTGCAGTGGAGCGGCCGGACGCTGAAGAAGGAACGGCAGCTGCATCCGGGGAGGTTCCCGTGGTTCAACGAGCACGCGCAGGACGTGCTGATCCGGAAGTTCGGCGAGGACAGTGACTTTGTGCGGATGCGCGTCGATGGGCTCCCGCCGAAACTGGCGATGGATACGCTGATCGGGTATGAGGACGCGATGGCAGCGGTCGAGCGGCAAGTGGAGACGCTGCCCCATGACCCGCTGTGTGTGGCGGTGGACGTGGCCGGCGAGAAGGGGAACGATAAGTCGATCGTGCTGACGCTGCAAGGGCCGAAGATGACGGGGATGGACGAGTTTACGAACAAGAACACGGCGCAGCTGGGGGATTGGGTGGCGGGCCAGGTGCGAACCCAGCTGACGAGCTTGCCGATGGACGTGCAGTTTCAGATCGGGGTGGACACGATCGGGATTGGGCGCGGGGTGTACTTTCACCTGACGGACGTGCAACGGCTCCGGCATGTGCACATGATCGACGTGAGCCAGGCGGCGCTGGATGAGCGGCGGTATCACCGGCTGCGCGATCAGATTTGGTGGGAGTTGCGCGAAGCGTTTGTGGAGACGCGGGAGATCGTGATTCTGAACGATGACGAGTTGATCGGGCAGCTGACGTCGATCAAGTGGGGCGAGGTAGACGGGAAAATCAAGATCCAGGGCAAGGGGAACAGCTCGGGGATTCCTGGGGTGCCCCCGCTGGCGAGTTCGCCGGATAAGGCGGACGCGCTGGCGATGGCCTGGTGGCTGTACAAGCATTTCTGTTCGCGGATGCCGGAAGGTGCGGTGGCGAAGCGATTACGCCGGGACCGGACGCGGCCGATTAGCTGGAAGGTGCGATGAGTAGCTATTGCGAGCAGCATGGGATGACGTACAGAGCAGGGTGCGGAGCCTGTCAAGAAGTGAAAGGGGGTGAGAGGCATGGCGAAGTCCAAGAAAAGCGGCGGCAAGAAAAAGTGCTAAATGAGGCGCATGTACAGACGTTGCGAGACCTGCATCGGAAGGTCAAGGGGACCTATTTGCAGCTCTCGCAACTGCTGGATGAGCTTGACTTATTGATGCGAACCGTATAATACGGATATCGTACAACCCCCCTCCATCTCGGAGCCACGTTGTCGGGAGCAGCCCTACACGTGGCGACACTTTCGACAACCTCCTCAGTAGACACCGGCAGTCAGGATTTCGATTTTCTGTTGACCACGATGCGCCGTGGCGACGACGGCGAGAACCTGCAACGGATGCAGCGGTTTGTGTTGGATGCGGCCACGCACCCGACGCGGACCATGTACGAAGCCGAATCCTCGCTCAATTACCAATACATCGAGAACGAGTTTTACACTGAAGAGGAATTGCAGGCGTTCGCGGAACGCGGGCAGCCGCCCACGAAGCGCAATGAAATTGCGCCGATCATGGAGCGGATTGCCGGGCAGTTTATTCAGACGCGCCAGGTGGCGACGTTCCTGGGACGCAATACGCCGGCGGATGATCCCGTCGGGGCGCTCGCGCAGGATTATCAGCGGTGGAACGATCAACAGAACCAGCTGGAGTTCGAGGAGCAGGACCTCGCGTGGGACGGACTCATCGGCGGGGTCGGTTGGCTCAAGTCGTACATCAAGCGGAACGAGTTGGGGCAGGAGTACGAGTGTACGAAGCACCTCAACCCGTATCACGTCTTCAAAGATCCGTATAGCACGCGCTATGACCCGAACGAGGATGCGAAGTATATCTGTGAAGGGTCCTGGATGGACCTGGAGGATGTCATTGCGCTCGTCCCTGACAAGGAGGAGGAGCTTCGTGACGTCCTGGCGGGGCCGACCGGGCATACATTCCAGGTCGCAAGCCAGGTCGCGCCCTCCCTACAGAACGAATCACTCCAAGGGGGCATTTACTCCCTCTCCTACACGGTCCTGAACAACCGGAAGCGGGTCCGCCCGTTCGAGGTGTGGTACAAGCGGAAAGTCCGGCTCTATCACGTCTTCAGTGACTCGGGCGTGCTGGCGATTCCAGTGCCGCTCGACTCGAAGACGTCAAAAGCGGTGGTCAAGGAGCTGGGCGGGCGCGTCTATGCCCGGCCGACGTTCCAGGACCGGATGTACTGTGGGCTGTTCCTGGGGAACCTGCTGCTGCATCACGACGTCTCGCCGCATCACACGAACTTCTTTCCCTACATTCCCTTCTACTCGGGTTTGCGGAAGAACGGCGCGCCGTTGCCGCTCTCGTCTCGCCTGGTCCCGATCAACGAATCGATCAACAAGCGCGAAAGCAAAGCCCTCGCGTTGATGACGAACAACAAGATTATCGCGGAAAAGGGCGCGCTGGACGACGACAGCGACGCGCAGGAAGAGAACGCGAAGCCCGACGGGCTGGTGACGGTGCGCGATGGCGCGCTTTCCGGCGGGCGCGTGCAGTTCCAGACCAATCTCGACATGGGCACGGCGCAGCTCCAGCTGCTCCAGGAAGACAAAGACGCGATTCGGCGGGTGTCGGGCCAGGGCAACGAGTCGATGGGGATGCCGAGCGAAGTGCGCTCGGGCACCGGCATTGCCCGCAAGCAGATGATGGGCAACCTGATCATTACGCCGGTCCAGAACAATCTGCGGCGCACGCGGTTTATGAAGGCGCGGCTCTCGTTTGCGTACATGAAGCAGTACGTGACGGAGGAGATGGCGTTTCAGATCACTGACGATCCGAAGGTGGTCCGCACGGTTCAGCTTACCAAGGGGCATCTGCAAGCCCTCAAGGAACGCACCTACGACATTGTCATTACGGAAATGAAGGACTACGCGGTGCTGCGCGAACAACAGGCCGAGATGCTGTTGACCGTGCTGCCGCAACTCGCGGCGCTGGGCCCGGGCATGGTGAAGCTCGGGATCCAGATGACGGAGTTCCGCGACAAAGACGTGTTGATGCAGATGGTGGACGGGGCGAGCCAGCCCGCGCCGGCCGTGCCGAAAATCAATCTCACGATGGCCTGGGCGGACCTGACGCCCGAGATGCAGGCGTATGTGGCAATGACGGCGATGCAGAGTCCCGAACTCGCGCAGGCGTTGATGCAGAAGGGCGATGACCCGGCCTTTGTCCAGAAGATCAAAGCGGAATTGGCGAAGACCCTGACGGTGGAAGGGACGCGCGCCACGATTGAACGCGGACGGCTCGACTTGTCGGCCCTCCAGGCGGCGGTCGAAGGCCGATTGGAAGTCAAGAAAATCATGGGGCAAGGCGCACCGATGGTGGCGCCGGCTCCGCAAGACGAAGGAGCGATGGCATGAGCACGACAGCGGTTATTGAGCAACCAGTCACCCCGAAAGATGTGGCCTCTGTGTTCTACGACGAACCGGAGCCCGCAGCCCCAGTGATCGAGACACCCCCAGCGCCAGTCGAGGAGCCTGGACCTGCCGCCACGCCAGAGGCGTCTGCGGCCTCCACTGAGACGGCCAAAAGCGAGGAGCCTCCGAAGGGGACGGAGACGAAACCGAAGGACGAGGGCGGGCACATGGCGGCGGCGCGTCGGTTGGGCCAGGAAGTCGCGGATCTCAAGCGCGAGTTTGCGGTGATCGCGGAAGAGAACCGTGTCCTCAAGGCCAAGCTCGATGGAACGTACCAGGACCCGCCGAAAGAGACGCCGGAAGAAGCCGTGGCGCGCGCGGAGTTCAAGGGGCGGGAAGCCGCTTCGCGGGAAGTCGCGGTGGGCTTGTACGGGAAAGAGGCGCTGGAGCGCGAAGTCTACGGCGACGGCTCGACGTTCAAGCAGCTCGTGAAAGAGGAGATGGAGCAGAGCAAGGGGAAGTCGTGGACCTACCTGGAAGTCGTGAACTCTCCTCAGCCGCCGATCGCGGCCATGCGGGCGATTGCCCGGCGCGATTTTGCGAAGAAGTACGGCGACGATCCGGCCAAGTGGGTCGAGAAGATCGAGGCCGAACTCGAACCAAAAATCTTAGAGAAATTCAAAACACAAGCGGCGGTCCCTGTGACGGGAGCACCGGCTCCAACGGTCTCCGAGGCGCGAGGCTCCGGCGGACGCGCGCGGGAGAAATCGATTGAGTCGATGTTCTACGGCGAGGGCAGCGGCGAGAAAGGGAATTAGTTATGTCTACGTTGAACGGCACCGTCCTGAGTTTGTTGGATCACGCCAAGCGGCTCAGTCCTGGCGGAAAGGTCGAGAAGATTGCGGAGTTGCTGTCACAGAACAACGCCATTCTTACCGACATGCAGTGGCAAGAGGGGAACCTCCCGACCGGACACCGCACGACGGTGCGGACGGGACTCCCGACCGTCGCCTGGCGCCTGTTGAACGGGGGCGTGGCAACGGGCAAGAGCACCACGGCACAGATCGATGAAGGTTGCGGGATGCTCGAAGCCTGGTCCGAAGTCGATAAGGACTTGGCCGAGCTGAACGGAAACGTGTCGGCCTTCCGCTTGTCGGAAGCGACCGCGTTCATCGAAGCGATGAATCAGGAAATGGCCTCGACGTTGTTCTACGGGAACAGCGGAACGGCACCGGAAGAGTTCACCGGCCTCGCGGCGCGCTACAGCACCATCTCAGGTGCGACGAACGGCGAGAACGTGCTGAACGGCGGCGGATCGGGCTCGGACAATTCGAGCATCTGGCTCGTGGTGTGGGGACCGCAAACCATTCACGGCATCTACCCCAAGGGCAGCTCAGCCGGGTTGACCCATGAAAACCTCGGGCTCTGCACGATTGAGAGCACGGGAGGGATCGGATCCGGGACGCGCATGCGGGCGTACCGGGATCATTGGCAGTGGAAGTGCGGGATTGCGCTCCGCGATTGGCGGTACGTGGTTCGGATTGCCAACATCGACGTGTCCGATTTGGTCGGGAAGCTATCGGCGGCCGATCTCGTCGAACTGATGATCAAGGCGATTCACCGGATTCCCGGCGATAGCGCGTTTTCGATGGGCAAGCCCGTGTTTTACATGAACCGATCGCTGTTTCAGATGCTCGACATCCAGCGCCGGGCTGACGTGATCGCCGGCGGCGGGCTGACCTACGAGAACGTGGACGGGAAGATGGTTCCGACGTTCCGGGGCATCCCGGTCCGCAAGTGCGATGCGCTCACGGAGGCCGAATCCACGATCAGCTAATTCTTTTGAGGACGGAGGAACGATCATGATTCTCGATGCACAAATGCAGTTTTCCGATTCACAGGCGCTCACCACCACAGGGGACGTGGGCACCAACGTCATTGACCTCGGCGGGGACCGATCCATTGGGACCGGCGAGCCGATGGCGGTCCTGTTCTGCGTGGAAGTGGCGGCCGATCAAACCACGGGCGACGAAGACTACACGTTCGACGTGGAGTACGCCTCGGCGGCCGCACAGAACGCGGGGCGGCAGCTCATCGGGCGCCGGGTGTTTGAGTCCGGCACCCCGACGGCGCCGGCGCAGGACGCCGACCTCCTGGTGGCGGGGTACAAGTTCTACATTCCGATTCCGCCGACCGTGCTCAGCGAGAGCGAGCGGTATCTCGGGGTGCGGTACACGTTGGCCGGCACCACGCCGACGATTACGGTCAGCGCCTACTTGCAGCCGTTGAGCATGTGTGAAGCGCAAGTCGTGTACCCGAACGGCTACACGATCTCATAGTGAGAGGACAGGGGGCGGGGGACACCCCGCTCCCTGAGTGCCGGCTTTCTTTCAGTCTCGGCGCGCGATGGGCGGATGCCGGACCCGACCCAGCCCGAGAGAAGGGACCTGATCATGTCGAATATGGACCGCTACCGATGGATTCGGGAGCAGCTGTCACGGGACAAACTGGCCGGCATGGCCGCTCGCATTACGGGCGACACGTTCCATGTCGTCCCTGGCTCAGCCGCCACGCATATCACCTATGCGAAGTCGGTGCGCCGGAACGTCTACACCACGATCGACGAAGCCTATTCCAAGGTCGTGAGTGGGCGCGGCGATGCGCTGGTGATTTGGCCGGGGTCACATACCCCGACCGCCTCGATCGTGGCGGAAAAGGACAACGTGGCCGTGTATGGCGCGGAAGCCTGGATGGGGCTGAAAGTGCGGAAGCCGGCGAGCATCATCACGGCGCCGGCAGCTGACGAAGCCTTCAACATCACGGGCGCGAACATGAAGTTCGTCGGCCTGACGTGTATCCCCGTGACCACGAAATCGTTTGCCGATTTTACCGGCGCAGCGGACGGCCTGACCATCAAGGATTGCTACATCGATCTCGCCACGCCGGCGGTGAACATCGCCACGGAAGGGTTCACGGGCTCGGCGGCGATCGACAACCTGCTCGTTGAGGGCAATGTGGCGTGGTCGGACGGCGCCCAAGGGCCGGCCTTCGAGATTACCGGCCTGAACAACAACGCCTTCTTTACCCGCAACCACTTCCATGTGGACGCGGGCACGTGGGCGTCGGCCGTCAACCTGATCGATCCTGACGGCATCGTGGTGGAGAACGATCTGGCGACGTGCGGCGGGACCGCCATGACGGCCTGCTACACCGGATCCGGCACCACCGTCATTGCGGGCGTCGTCTTCCGGAACAACCACAAAGGCGTGCTGGTCACGTTGTTTGCGGACGGATTCGGGACGACCTCACACGCGGAGCTGGTCAACAACTACACGGCGACGATCGGTGGCGGCACCGGGAGCACGCTGATCACTGTCATCACCTAGGCATGAACCGGATGGAGCGGGCGGGGGCTCGCTCCATCCATGACGGAGGACGCGATGAAGGTACGAGTGAAATCAGGACGGATGGGGTACTACGGGCTGACGCGCCGGCGGGAAGGCACAGAGTTCGAGCTGGAGAAGGACAGCGACTTCAGCGAGAAATGGATGGAGCCGGTCGATGGTCCGGCGCCCGTGAAGCCGGTTGTCGAGAAGGCGAAGACCGAGACCGCGAAGCCGAGCGCCGGGAAGGCGAAAGAGTAGGGAGGACGCTATGAAGATCAAGTCACTCCTGGCGGGGCTCCTGGTGATGCTGGCGCTTGCCGGGGCGGTGGGCGCGGCGATCGAATCGACGATCACCAAGACCGTGACCGTCAACACCAACGCGGCCGATTTTACCGTCGTGGCGACGGCCGCGAATCGCACGATTCGCGTCACGCACCTCGACGCGCAGAACGTCGGGACGGCGAACAAGGTGGCGGTGAAATTCTGCGATGGGCCGTGTGCCTCAGCCACGTCGATCATTGGGCCGTTTGAGCTATCTCCGGCCTCGGCGAGTGCGATGGGCGGGGGCTATAGCTTTGTGTGTTCGGGCCCGAATTGCGCGTGGGTGATTACGGCGGGGAACGCGCTGATCGCGCAAGTCGATACCGGCGCGACGAACAACGTGCGCGTGCATGTCACGTATCAGTATTACCAGAGGTAACGAGTGACCGTGAAAGCCTGGCATCCGGCCTATATCCTGGTGGCGCTCCTGGCACTCCTGCCGATTATGGCGGCGGTGCCATTGGCGTCCAAAGTCGCCCGTGTCGCGGTGACGGCTTCCCCGCATTATGTCTACACGGTCGGGCTCTTGGTCCTGTTTTCGGCCTGGATCGGACAGCGGGACGGCTGGCTCGGGCTCTTGATGGGCTGGGTGAGCCTGTCGCTGCTGTGGACGCCAACCGTGGCGGCGTTTGAAGTGGTCGAAACACTGGTCATGTCGGTGATGGCCCTGACGATTCTGCGGGCGCTCCCTGTGCGGGGGCACGAGATTGTCGTGGGGGTGCTGGTAGCGGCCGGCCTCTTTCAAGTGCTCGACGGGTTCCAGCAATGGCTGGGGTATGACGTCCTGTGGCACGGGTTCGCACAAATCCATCCGATTGCAGCGGTCTTCGGGACCACTGGCAACTCGAACTACTACGGGGCGTATCTGGCGATGATTGCGCCGCTCGCGCCCTGGTGGACGGTGCCGTTCTTTCTGCTGGGCATCGTGCTCTCGCATTCCCTGCTGGCCGTTGTGGCGGTGTCCGTGGGGCTGCTCTGGCGCGTACGAGAACACAAAAAATTGGTGGCGTTTGGCGTGTCGGCGGCGGTCCTGGGGGCCGTCGTGGTGATGATCTTGAAGGGGAGCACGCCCTTCTCAGGCTTTCAGCACCGGCTGACGGTGTGGCAACTCGCCATACAGAACTTGAACCCGCTCGGATGGCTCATTGGGGCCGGTCCCGGGAATTGGCAGCTACAGATTCCCTCGCTCCAGGTGCAGCGGGGCATCTATCCCAACGAGGTGTTTTTGCAGGGGCATAACGAATGGCTCCAGCTGCTCTATGAGAACGGGCTTGTTTCTGTCGGGCTGCTCGGGGCCTGGTTGTGGTCACAACGAACGGCCTGGGTCGGTCCCTATGGCGGGGCGGCGTTGGCGGTCGCGGTGACGAGCTTCGGGATGTTCGGGTTTCGGTTGGCGATCACAGGCTGCGTGGCATTGGTCATTCTCGGCTTGGCGACGGCGGATGAGCGATCACACGAGGAGCACGTATGAAACGGATTGCAGGACTATTGGCGCTCATGGTCGCGCTGGCGATCGGGCTGACGGCGCAAGCCCAATTTTTCGGTGGAAGCGGATCCGGCAGCGGGGGCGGCGGCGCGGCGAGTGCGGCCGGCTCGACCTCGGCCGTTCAAACCAATGTGAACGGGGCGCTCGCGGATAGCGGTTGTACGGCGGTGTCGGGAAGCGCCCGTATGAATTGCGTCAATGGATTGACGGCCTCATTTGCGACACTCTCCAGCGTGACGGCGACGTTGGCGAACGCAACCGGACTCCCGATTACAACCGGCGTGAGTGGCTTGGGTACTGGGGTGGCGACGATCTTAGGGACCACGCCCACCGGCACCGGCGGCTTGGTGGCGGGCAGTTCTCCGACGCTCACGACTCCGAACCTCGGCAGACCATCCTCAATTTTCCTGGTCAATGCGGCCTCGATGCCTGCCACCGGCATCACGGGCACGTTGCCCTTGGCGAACGGCGGCACGAATCAAACCTCATGGACCTCTTCGCGCTGCGTGCAAGTGAACGCGGGCGGGACGGCCTTAGAATCGGCGGCGGCGGCGTGCGGCACAGGCGGCACCGGCTCAAGTTCCACAGGGGCCTCTGGCGTGGTGCAATCGGCTGACGGCAGCGGCGGCTTTGTCAGCGCAGGGTGTACCTCACTCAACGGGCGGATCACCTGCCCTGGTGGGTTTGTCGCGGGTACATCCAGCCTGGGGGTGATGACCCTCCTGGAAGGCTCAGCGACCGGCGCGGGCGCGAACAGCGGCGAGCATAACTGCTGGATCGACTCGACTGATTCACTCTTGCATTGCTTTGAAAACGGCGCAGCGTCACAGGCTACCTACGTCACCACGACGAACGGGGCCACGCTGGTCAATAAATCGTACAACGTCGAAGCGACCGGCAACTATCTCACGCTGGTCAAGACGCTCTGGTTCCCGGCAGCGGGGGCGAGTGGCGCGAGTGCGGCGGCGGTGTGGGATCTTCCGGCCAGTGCGCCTGCCGTGGCCTCTGCCGTGCTGTTAACGAACACCGTCAAGGGCGTGCTGGACTTCCCGAACAATGACGATACATCTGCGCAGATTGTCCACCGGCTGTCACGGTTCTGGAACAGTGGCCCGGTTGAAGCCTTGATTTCCTGGCTGTCCACGACCACGAGTGGCAACGTGACGTGGTACTTGCAAACGGTCTGCACGGCGGACGGCGAAACCGATGATGCCTCATTCAACGCGACGGGTGCCAACAATACGATTGTCGATGCAGCCAAAGGGACAGCCCGCCAACTGAATACGGCGACGATTGCGAGCCTGACCATGACGGGCTGCTCGCCACGGGAGAACCTGCACCTCAAGATTCGGCGGCATGCAGGCGACCCGAACGATACGCTTGCGGGCACGGCGAGCTTGTACGGGGTGGAATTGACCATCCGTGAACAGCAAACGACGGTGCCGCAATGAGAGTGCATCGTAGAGGGCGCTGGGGCGTCATTGGGAGCCTTGCGCTCTGCCTTGTAAGTCTCGCGTCTCAGGGCTGGGCCGCATTAGCCGCAGGCACACCTGTGTCACAGGTCGGGACGGCGTTTACCCAAACAACAACCGTCTCTAGCGTGGCCGTATCCGGAAGTGACAGGGTATTGATCTGCCTCTCTGCCTGGCAATCTTCGACGGCGACACCCACTGTCAATTTTAATACGTCTGAAACGCTGACACAGATTGGCTCTACCGCGCTCTATTCCGGTATCCGTGTTGCAGCATGGTACAAGATTGCTCCCACGTCAACCACGGCGAACGTTGTATTCGATTGGGGTGGCGGGGAAGAGTCAAGGGCGTTTGCGATCTGTGTCCCGTTGACGGGGGCCGATCAAACCACGCCGACAACAGGATGGACCTCGGCCTCTGGTACAAGTACGAGTCCATCGGTGACAGTGGCCGGTGTCGCGTCTGGTGAATATGTGTTCGATGTGATTGGGACGCACGGCAGCACGACATTGGCATTAGGGGCCACTGCGAGAACGCAATTGCCAGAGGGTGCGATGGCGAGTGCAGGAACCGCGTCTGGGAGCTATGAGGATAATTCGACCGGCTCCGTGGCAATGAACTGGACGGCTGATTTAGATGATTGGGTGATTGGGGCGTTTCGGGTGACTGCGGCAAGTGGGGGTGGCAGTGGGGGTGGCAGTGGGGGTGGCAGTAGTGAGACATTTGGCTTTCGCATGAGGATCATCCAATGAACATCCTGAGAGGATTGGTTGTTGTGTCGGGCATCCTGCTCGGAGTCGCGCATCCCGCCACTGCGGCGGTGACGCTCCCCTTTTCCAGCACCTACGATTGCGTGGAACAGGAACAGGCGGACGGCACCTGGGTCACCTGCGACGGACTGAGCAGTTCGGGCGGGTGGACCACGAGCAACGGGGCTAAAGAGGCTATCACGTCCGCCGCGAACTATACGAGCGGGGGCGGCGGGCGTGGACAACGGCACTGGATCGGGAACGGCACAAACAACAATAGCGGCAGCGTGCATGTCGGGATCAATTCGCCTCCGCAAGTCCTGTATGTCCGCTTTTATTTTCGTTATCAGTCCGGCATTAGCATGTCGGGCGGCTCGCATAAAGTCTTGTACTTCACCGGCTCCGATTGTTCAGGGAATTCAGGGGGGTGCTATTTTGCCTTTGAAGGCACGTCTAATTTTCGCTTGACCGTGGCGGGGAGCAATTTCGACAACGGCAGTACATGGGGCTGGAACGATCTACATGGTGGGTCGAGTTCTGACGGGAACTGGCATTGGATCGAAGTGATGGTGAATAGGACAGCAGGCACGGCAAAAGCCTGGTTTGATGGCACGCTCCGGCTTGACCAATCCAGTGTAACCTATGGCGGGAGTTCGGCAGGGTTTTCGGGGTTTGAGTTGCCGGAGAATGCCGTGGTCAGTACAGGCGGCACCGATAAATATGAGGACATTGACGACCTGGCGATCCAGACGACGGGACCGATTGGGGCGCTGGGCGGGTCAGATACGACCCCGCCTGCCGTGCCGACTGGCATCACCATTGTGCGGGTGAGGCGATGATGACCTCGCGCACAGTCGTCGCCGCGCGGCAATTCCAACCAGGCACCTACACGAGCCCGATTGTCACGCTGGATCAGGCGGCGAAGTGGGCCAGGGTCCATCTCAGCCGGTGGACGTTGCCGGCATTGGTGACGGTGAAGGTCGAGTACTCATGGGATGGCGGGGTGACGTTTCCTGAATATATCGAAGCGGTGTTTTCAGATACACAGAAAGACCGCAGCCAATTTGCCGATGACACTCCCTCGCTGGGGGCCTTCTGGTCTGCGCGCGGTGGGGCGACTCATCTCCGCGCCACGCTGACCGTCCCGACTCGTCTCACGCTGGAAGTCAGTCTCAAGGAGGACGTGTAACATGGCGGCTCCAGTTCCAGCCACCGGCGTCGCAGGCACAGCGACCTTCGCGGTGTCGGTGTCGGTCAGTATCACTCC